TAACTCTTGCTTGAGGGCGTAGTGGACGCGGGCCTGTACCGCCGACATCACTTTAAGCTGGCGCTCCAGCAGCGCTAGTGTCGTGCCCACCGGGGCATTGGCCGACATGTCAGACACCTTCATATCCGCCGTGGACGCAAACCTGCGGCCCTCATCAACGATCTGGCCCAGCAACGCCATCAGAACTTGGCTTGGCTCCTTGTATGGCAGGGGTAGGATACTGTCGCGGATGTTGCCGCTTGCCACATCGGCATCACGCCACTCGCCCGGAGCAATCGGAGTGTCATCACCCTTGATGCGCAGGCCACGGGATTTCAAACCACCGGGCAAGTTGGACAACGTACCCGCGTCCACAAGCTGGCGCATGAGGGAGGTGGCCGACTTAGCATAACCACCAATCAGGTGAAATAGGCCAAAGCCGTAGGCCCCAAAGCCGGGGATGTACTGGTAGTGAACAAAGTGCTGGCGCTTGAGCCGGTACTCGTCGTCTTCCAACCAGTTACGGCGGATGGACAGCACATCGTTGGTTCCTTTTATTAGGGTTACTACGTAGGGAAGCATGATTCCCGTAGGCTCGTCCTCGTCGTCCTTGTCCTCGTACCCTTCCAAATCCAAGTCCACATGGCACTCGTACAGGGTGTACCGGTCGTCGTTCAAATCGTTAAACCCGGTTTCCTTGTCCTTGGCTTTTTGAATGTCCGTGCGATCTTTGGGCGCGTCGGGCAACTCGATGTCCAGATAAAACCCAGCCTGCTGGAGCTTGATGATTTCGTTCTTGGTCTTGCGCATGACATGCGTGATGCGGTGGCAAGTATCCAAGTCGGTCGTACCGTAGGGCAGGAGGATGTCCTCGGCTGGAATAAACATCGACACCTGACGGCCAAGGCTTGGGTCGTAGTACACTTTTTTGAACGCCGAACCAGTGGCCGGAAGGCTCCACAGCATGCGCTCATGCTCGGGCCGGAACTCCGCCATCGTTTCAGTTAATTCAAAGTTCATGTCCTCCTGCACCCGAGCAGCGGCTTCTTTTACCTGTGGAGTGTCCAGTCCGATGATCTTGGTTTTGACCGGCCCAGCGGCAGGAAACGTTTCAGTAATCGTTTCACTTTGGAACCTTACAACGGCCTCGGTAATCATCGGATGGAACACACCGCAAGCACCTTGCCACGGCTCCGTGCGCTCCTCAATCTGAAGGCCCAGCAATTTAAGCCCGTCCACGTAGGCTTTCTCCCACTCCTTGCGTGAGGACTTGTCGTTGCCGATGTCCGAGTCCAAATCCCCCGCCATGCTCTGCATGTCGCCCTCGTTCATATACTCGGCCAAGTTGTCGCTAAAGCCTTCCTCGCCTTCGTCTTCACCGGGCTTTAGGCTAATTTCCAAGCCATCCATACCAATGTTGACTTCCTCCGGGTCAATAATCTCAATCTCCAGCGGTGACTCATCTTCTGCAAGCGCGTCAATCCCCATTGGTTGCTGGTATAGGGCTTTGTCTACATTGGTGGCCATGATCTGTCCTTAGTAATAAGCCGCCGCTCTGCGACGGAACAATTTGGGTTCGTCTTTCTCATCCGTGTCCAACGTGATAAACCCGCCTTGGCGAAACCGCATCAGCGCTTGGCTGGTTGTGTCCACGTAATCGTCATTATCACCGTTGGGGAAGGCCGCGACCTCCTCAATAACTTCCCGCGCCCAGCGCGTATCCGGTGCCCACACTCTACCCGAAGCAAACAAATCGGCAATGGCGTTGACCCGCACGATCTTGTCGTTGCCCCGGCTGGGACTGAACTCCTGCACCGGGATGCCCATAACCCGCAGTTCTTGGATCAGCGGTGCCCCAGCGGCTTTTTTCTCCACAATGATGGAGTCGGGCTCCCACTCCTTGTAGTGCTTGAAAGCTATGGCCTTGAGTTCAGGAAATTCCATCCGGTCTTTGAACGCGTCCAGCAGTATGATTTGCGCTTCGTCGCGCTCATTTTCGTTGTAGAACACGCCCCATGTGGTGCAGGCTGAATAGTCGGCCCTGCTCTTGGCTTCAAAGGCCGTGTCCCACGACTGGATGATGTACTCACACTTGGGCGGCTCCTCGGGCTCCCATATGCGCCAGAGCTTGCGGGAAATTATGGCGGCGGCGTTGCTTGTGGGCTGTTGCATGTACTGGGCGTTCCAGTACTGGGGGTCGATGGATGCCTTGGTTGTCTTCAAGGTGGCCAGCGGCCACTGCTCTGGCCAGAGGGATTTCTCGTCCTCGGTGCCATCGTTCAAGATGGCCGGAAGCTCCACAATCTCCCACGGCAGGGAGTCCGGGTTGCGGCTTTGGTAGTCAATCAGCCGCCCGGTCAGGTCAAGCTTGCCCCAGCGCGTCATCACAATAATGATTGCCCCTCCGGGCATCAGGCGCTGCAACGGGCCAGTCTGGAACCAACTCCATGCCGTGTCAAAAGCTAGGCGGCTGTTGGCCTTTACGTCCTGCTCCGAGTGCGGGTCGTCGATCACAAACAAGTCCGCGCCACGACCGGCAAGCGCACCGCCCACACCCGCAGCGTAGTACTGGCCCCCTGCGGCGGTACTCCATTTACCCGCAGCCTTTTGGTCGTCGGCCACCACCGTCTTTGGAAAAATCTCACCGTAGTCTTCGCTGTCGATCAAGTTACGCACCCGGCGACCAAAGTCCTCGGACAGTCCAGCGGTGTGGGTGCCCATGATGATTTTCTTCTCGGGGAACTTGCCAAGGAAGTAGGCCGGGAACAAGTAGCTGCTAAATTCTGACTTACCCATACGCGGGGCGATGTTGATGATGACGCGTAGTTTGCGCCCCTCAATCACGTCTGTGAATATTTTGGCCAGCTTTCTGTGGTGCGGGCCGCTCTTAAACCCCGGATACACCGAGTTGGCAAACCCAATCATGTTGTTCTGCGCGGCCAACAGCCGGGCTCGGCGCTCACGTACCTCCAAGTCCTCAAACAACTCCATCTTCTCGGCCAACGTCATGGTTGGCAGAGCCTTCACAAGTGCGGCAATCTCAGCTTTTGTCAGCGTGGTGATGTTTTCAAGCTGCATCTGGGGCTGGCGTTGGGTTGTCCGTAATGATTCTGGCCGTGGGGATGTCAATATCTATGTCAGTGACCTCAACGGCGTCCACCACCCCCATGAACTTGGCCAACTTGTCCTTGATGCGCTGGTCAAGCTCGTTGTCGGTGAGCGCTTCCTTCTTGATTTCAATCTTTTCGGTGAACAACCCCACCTCGGTGACTTTACCAAGCGCTGTAAGAGCCTTGAGCCGGATACTGGCGTTGGGGTTCTTGGTTTCCTCCACCAACTGGGCCACACAGTAGCCACGCAGTTGCTGCGCTTGGTGAATAAACTCCCAGTCGTAGGCTGTCAGCATGCTTACTAAGTGCTGGACAGCGGCGGGAGCCTTAATGTTGCTCAGGGAGCTTTTTGTCAGTTCGGTTGGCTGGCCGGTAATGATGTTGGTAAATGCCGCACGGGCAAAAGTGGCTTGCGCTTGATCCACTACCTCGTCTTCGTCCACTGCGCCCAGACTTTTGAGCCAGTTGGCCGTCTCCACCTTGGCGTCCACGACCTGATTCACCCCCGCTTTGTTCAGCGGTGTGTAGGGTTCATCGAAAAGCTCGATGTCCGGCTCGTATTCAATTAAATGTTCCAACATGCGTAAGCCCTTGCAGCCTCGTTGGGGGAAGTATATACTCAGTTCCGGTGATTGTGCAATTTTTTGTGCATTTGCTTCTCCCTGAGTGGGCCTGACGGCTCATTTTTAAACCCTTGGTTTGCGCCGAGGGTTTTTTTTATGGGTATTTGTCAATAGTTAGACAAGGGTTTACCCTAATTTTTGTAGTAGTTTTTGGGGGTGACGTTGTTTTTCGGAGACGGGGGGTGTTCTGGGATTTTTAAAATTTTGATTTGCGGGTGCTAAACACTGTTATGTCGGAGCGGCGGCGGTGACGGCCTAATAGGGCTTCCGGGGGTACGGTGGGGTCGCCAAACCCCCGTTTTCGGGGTCAATTTGCCCTCAATCCGGTGCCAACTTGGCTATCAAACCATGCCATCCGGATAATGGATATTGTCAGTGGGGCTTTCCCCTGGCACAACTTAATCCAATTCAAGGAAAACATCATGACTAATAAAGCCCTAGCATTTACCGCACTCAATACCTTTGCCGATTCTCGCACTGCCTTAATCGAGGGCATGCAAGACGCGGGCTATACAACACTGGAAGAGTGCCGCCCTATCGTTATCGAGTGGGCTTGCGAGAAAACCGGCGCGGCATTCAATGTCAGTGCCAAAGGTAAGGTAATGCTCGATAGCACACACGCCAAGTATCAGGGCGCGAAAACCACGGTACGCGATATTATGTTGATGTTGCAAGGCACGACGCGCCGCGCTGAAAGCGCACGAAAAGAGGCTGACCCTTTGGCCGTACTTGCTGCGAAGCTCGCCAAGTTAAGCGCCGCGGATAGGCTCACGGTATTGGCTCTCGCGGGCATGTAATGCAGTTTTACCGTGATTGTTTTTTCGTGTGTGCCCCGGATGCGGGGCTACCATGTTGTTCAATACGCTGTCTATCAAAAACCCAAAGTCAATAGGCAAAAACTATTCTCTATCGACTTCACTGCTTCGATAGCTTTTTTCAATTAGGAGAATCCAATGACACAAAACCAATTTGCCGCCCTCTGCGCCCACTACGGCATAGCGCCAAGCCTAGCCCTAGAAAACCCCGCCATTGTCCAAGCACTGCGTGCCCGTGACAGCGTAGCGGTGGAGCGCATACTGGCAAACGAATTCTAAGGGCACGCCCAGTCTGCTTTATTACCGCCCAGTCTGCTTTATTACCGCCCAGTCTGCTTTATTACCGCCCAGTCTGCTTTATTACCGCCCAGTCTACTTTATTACCGCCCAGTATTTTTAACCCGCTTTGCGGGTCACAGTGACCCCGTAACCCTTGGAGACTTAACCATGCACACCAATACCACCTTACCCATTCAATACGATAACCATGCAAGCGGCACTGTCTGCGTACTGCGTGAAGTGCATGGCGAACTGGTAGCCCTAGCTATACCCCAAAACCAGTACCGGGAATGGGTTGGTTGCTTTTCAATTATCAATTAGGAGAATCCACCATGTACGCCGAACTAATCAAGGCAAGCCACTACTACGGCAGGCGCAGCCCCGGATGGGTTGCAGTTATCCACGGGCAACCGTGGCACTTCAGCGGGCGCACCGGAAAGAAAGACGCGCAAGCCGCATTAGGTAGCCCCCATCACTCACACCACGTCATTGCCTACTACCGCCACCGCCTGCGCATCCTGCGCGATGAAATGGCCTTGCGTGCTGCCGAATACGAACGCCAAAAAAGAGCCACAGTGACCCGTTTTTCAAAGTAGGTGCGGTAATTGTCCCAAAAAGTCGAAAAAATAGCTAGGATATATTCCCGCACCTAACCAATAAACACGACATTAATTAAGCGTTATAAATCAACGACTTAGCGAATCACCGACCGCTCTATATATATATAAATCTATTTATTAAGAGTTATATATATACTCTCATACACAAGCCACAAACTCCCTTGACTTTTGTCTGTTCCTTTTGGGTAAATTCTTTGGCCTTTGTAGTAATTGGTTTTAGATATACACATGTGCCAGTCACCACCTAAACCCTTGATTCATATAACAAATTCAATGTCGCCGTTTTTGACTAGTCGCGGAAGAATACCCTACCTATTGGATAGTGATACAATTGCCGCACCAACTTTGAAGGAAAAACCACCATGCCTTACGTTTACCAGCACCTAATGAAGCTCACGCCGAACGAGTTGCACAACCGCTTGAGTAAAAGAAACCTAGCGCCTGAAGTGCGCGAAGATATGAAGGCCCTAATTACCGCACAGAAAGCGTCGTTCAAATCCATGCGCTCCAAGACCATCAAGGTTCACGCTGAGTGGCGACCACTGCTGCAAGGCCTGCGCATGGAGCGTGAAAGCGTGCGCTCAAGCCGCGCCTACAAAAAGGGTCACCGTGACCCGAATCTAATTACCGCACTAGAAGGCTACTCTATGGTGCTTGACCGGCTGCATGGTGAGTTTGAATTACACAAGCGAGAGCTAAGAACACCTGCGGTAATCGCAAGGGAAAGGAATCTACAGAACAAAGGGATTCACTGGACGGACTGGGTAAAGGATAAATTCAAAGAGCGCATCCGCCTACTGTTCGACGCAGTACCCCACCAAGGCACCAAAGGCAAGACCCCATTCCCACGCCGAACTGACCCCAAATCAAACGCCAAACTCAAAGCGCGGCTGCATGCACGCACGGTAAAAGAACACGGCATCGCCCAGCAGAACCATCAACTAAACCCCACCGAAAGGAGCAAAGCCAAGCTAGACAAGATGAACGAAGCACTCAAACGCATCGACCAACTACAACCTACTGACCCCGTGCCACGCACGTACTCAGGACTATTTTTAACAACCGAAGGAGAAAGCAAATGAAAACAAATGAACTAACAGGTGCCGCCCTTGATTGGGCGGTGGCTAAGTGTGAAGGTGGCACAGGCCTTTGGCACGATACGGTAGCTACGTATTGGGTCAAGCTAGATGGAAAAGACCGTGCCCTTTCCAAAGGGTGGGCGCAGTCTTACTTGCCCTCAACCGACTGGTCACAAGGCGGGCCGATTATTGAGAGGGAGAAGCTGTGCCTTGACATTGATTCGGCGGGAGTGTGGCTTGCATGGACTAAGCAAAACTATGACGATGAGCCGCGCCATATGGTAAGCGGCCCCACACCACTAATCGCAGCTATGCGCTGCTACGTTGCCAGCAAGCTGGGTGATAACGTAGAGATACCAACCGAACTAGGGGGCACCAACTGAAACAAAAGCGGGTCACTGTGACCCGAAAATTAAACGGTTCGCAGCGTGCCGTCTCACGCTGCACTAGTAATTAGGAGAAGTAATCATGCGCAAAATGACGCAACAAGAGTTAGTTAGCTGGCATAAAAACCGCCCACGGCGTACGCTTGAAGCAATGGACTGCTTGCGACGGGTACTTAGGGATAGTCGCTCGTGGCACTTTCGGGAGCAAGTCAATTCGAACTGGTCGATGCATCCGGCCATCGAGCACGCTGTGTTTGAGGCAGACCCTGACAACTGGCATCAGCTAGTATTGGAGTGGCCGCACATGTCAGACAAAGGTAGGCATGAGATAGCGTATACCCGTGACGACAAGTACGGCGAGGCGGACAGGCAAATCACAGTGGGCATCGCCAAGTATCTGACGCGCCACTTCCCCACCATACCAAGCGACACGATACGCGACATCGCTGCCAAGTATGCGCAGGGTAGCTGTAAGTTTGTACACACCACCATCGAGATGCTTGACGTTATTGAGAATGGCCCCACATCATGCATGGGTAAGGGTGCAGGTAATTTTCACGGCGGGCGGCATCCGTACGAGGCCTATGCGCCGGAGTTTGGCTGGCATATGGCGGTGTTTATGGAGAATGGCGCATACACAGGCCGTGCGCTGTGCAACGAGAAGTACAAGTACTTTGTGCGCTCGTATCGCAGCGGTACAGGTGAGAGCTACTCATGCGCTGATGAGAGGCTTGAAGCGTGGCTGCAAGACCAAGGGTATGAGAAAACAAACTCATGGGAAGGGCACAAACTCAAACGGGTAGTAGCGGCCAATAGCTGCGGGTTCCTTGCCCCGTATATCGACGGCCGTGCGCAGCATGTGTGCGAAGTTCACGATGGTTTTGAGATTACCTGTGATGAAGACGACGCCGAGTGGGAGTTCACCAATACCGATGGCACTGCCGATGACGTTGAACACGGTGACAACTGCTCAGACTGCGGCGACAGAGTGCGTGATGGTGATGGGTACTGGACAGGCGGGCAGGAGGAGACCCTTGTCTGTGAGCATTGCATCAACAACCACTATACGTATGTGTATGGCCGCGGCAGTAACAGGTACTACCTACGCGACAACGAGGGCGTCATCCTTGTTGGTGACGAGTACTACGATGGGGACTACCTATCGGACAACAACATCGTGGAGCTTGAGAACGGCGACCATGTGCATGCAGACGATGCGGTATTCATTGACCGCTTGGACGAGCACCACCCCATAGATGACTGCGTGCACTGTGAGCACAGCGGCGAGTACGAGTTACAGCGTGACTGTGAGCAGCTATCCGATGGCGAGTGGGCACACGAGGACGATGTGTGGTGCTGTGAGCATAGCGGCGAGTATTACCTAGACGATGACGCTGACAGTAGGTACGAGACAGAGTGCGGCAAGACAGTACACATTGACTACGCCGACCATTACGCCCCCGAGGAAACAACTTTAACACTGGAGTAAATCATGACTAAACAAAACCAAACCATCCTGCACAAGACCCTGAGCCGTGCGCTATCCCTTGCCCGTCCCCATGCATCCGTCACTACGATGGAGTTCACGACATGGCTATTCAAAAACCTGCCTGCGCACTTGATGGGCGCGGCTTGGCTGGACGGGGCTAGTAACCTGCACATCGACGCACGCACACAAGACCACCACCGCACGCTATTCGTGGCGCACGTTGACACGGTACACCGCACACCCGGCCCCAACAAAATCAGGAAAACACAGGCCAAATGGTATGCCGATGGCGCTGCGCTAGGTGCCGATGATGGTGTGGGCTGTGCGTTACTCGTGCACTTGATACATGCTGGCGTGCCTGCGTACTACGTGTTTACTCAGGGCGAGGAATGCGGGGGCATCGGTGCCAAGCATCTTGCCGACCAGCACAAAGACCTGCTGGCCCAGTTCGACAGGGCTATTGCATTCGACAGGCGCGGTACTGACAGCGTTATCTCACACCAAGGCTGGGGCCGGTGCTGCTCGGATGCGTTTGCACAAGGGCTGGCCGATGCGTTCAATGCGACCAACATCAACCTGATGTATGCGCCAGATGATACGGGTGTCTATACGGACACGGCAGAATTCACCGACATCATTGCCGAATGTACGAACGTCTCGTGCGGGTATTACTTCGAGCACAGCGACAAAGAAGAACTAGATATGCTGCACTTCGAGCAGCTAGGCGCAGCCGTTGTGTTGGTTGATTGGGATGGCCTGCCCACCGAGCGTGACCCCAAGGCGGTGGAGTACAAAGACGAGAGCTACGACACGTACATGAGCAAGTGGGGTGCGATGCCTGATGTGTGGAATGACAAAGATGACTACCTTGCAGGGCTTAACCTAAGCTACGAGGAGGAGTTTCTGTACGAGGCGCTGCTTGATGCTGAAGTAGGGTTCAAGACGCACCTTGTCACGCTGATGGCCGAGTCGGTGTACCCCGAGGAACCCAAGCAAGCCAAGAAGTTTATAAACAGGGAGCGCATAACACCGGAAGCGGTGCGTGCTGCAATAGATATGCTCGGCCAAGCCGACACGGATACGATTCTTGCAACATTGTTTGACACGGCATACGCCGAATAAAGGAAAAAGCAAATGAAAACAAATGAACTAATAGACGATGCCCTTAATTGGGCGGTGGCGAAGTGTCTGCCGACACCCAAAGACGCCTTAGGGTTACTTGACCTAGACGTTTACAACGGGTTTAACCCATCAACCAACTGGGCACAAGGCGGGCCGATTATTGAGCGCGAAGGAATCACGGTTATTCATATCGGCGAGGATTGGGAAGATACGTGGCAAGCCAGAAAAGGCGACGGGCATTGGCAGGGTTATTTAAGTGGGGGGCAAACACCCCTTATCGCAGCAATGCGATGCTACGTAGCCAGCACGCTAGGTGTCGAGGTAGATGTACCGGAGGAACTGACATGAACATGAATTTAGACTACAACGTATTCGCTGACGACTACGCATTTATTGTTGACCGAGCATCACCCAAAACGGTATCGCAGTTTATTGGGCGCATGAAGGATGACATGGAGGGTGACGTTGACTACGATGCCTTAGAAGACGAGTTCGGTAGTGACTTTTCATCCATCATGGACGCAATGCACATGTGGGAAGCAGGAGCAGCACACGCACGCAAACTTTTAACTGGAGAAAAATGAACTACGACATCGAAACCAAAGAGGGCTTAGCCAACTCGGTGGCATGGACTGAGCGCCTATTCACGCTCATGAGTGAGGGTGCTGTATGGAGCATCCCACGTAGCGTAACAATAGTCAGGGTGTACCCCAGCAAGAAAGAGGTAGTCATCATCGACGGGGTAGCGCCCGAGAAGAGTTTGGCCCGCGTCATTGAGGCGATGGGCTGGACAATAGTTTCACAACCAACTGGAGAAAAATCATGAACGAAACACAATCGACGGGTGTCAATTCCTCTGACACGTACAACGGCTGGCCAAACTACGAAACATGGCTGGTTGTGCTTTGGCTGGACAATGACTTGCGCACATACAACCACTGGCGTGCAGAGGCCAGCAAACTATCCGAATGGGAGTTAGCGCGTGTGCTGGAGACATCACACAAGGATACAAGCTACGACCTAACCGGAGCCGTGGGGATGTGGAATGACCTAGTAGGCGCAGCCCTCAGTCGGGTGGACTGGCAGGCCATAGCCAGACACCTGAAAGCAGAATAGTTTGTCTAATGCTTGACATATCTCGGGAAACTGAGATATAGTCAAGTCACATCTTTTTATAGGAGAAGTAAATGCCTGATATACAGAGCGAACTGAGCAAAGTCTTAGACGAATGGGACAAACCCATAGAAGAAAACAATCAACCGGAGAAACAAATGGAAGCAACACCCTTGTTCAGAACAACCAACAACGTGACCCGTGCCACGTTCAACCTAGTCAGGGACAACGCGGGCATCATGCGCAGGGGTGCAGTGGCCAAGCTGGAAACCTTGGGGTACAAACCAACGTCAACGACAAGCCTTCTAACGCAGATGATGCGCCAGCGTTTGATACGTGTAGAGGCCGATGGTGGGATGCACGCCAACTTCCCCGAGTACACACCACTTAAAGCCAAGCTGCGCAGGGTAATGGCGGACAAGAAACCTGCAAAGGTGAAGGAGGTAAAGCGGACGTACAGCAAGCGCAGCGTTGAGTCCAAAGAAGGCATTGCCGCGTTGCAGCCGCAGGCTACCCCAGCACCCACGCCAAGGACAGCCATCATCACGACCAACTTTAGCGCTGATGCCATCATCAAGAACCTGACCATCTATCAGGCCAAAGAACTGCGCGATGCCCTCAACAACTTGTTCAAATAACACCATGCACAAACTACTAGCACTACTACGCGAACCATTCCGCAAGCCCAGCCCCTTGGAAGTCATCGCCACCGAGTTGGCAGAAGCCCACTTGGCTAAGCTAGAAGCAGAGACTGCGGTGGAGTACACCCAGTCAATCGTGGACTACAACGTGACCCGCATTGAGCGTTTGAACAAGCGCATGGAGGAGTACAAATGAGACACCTGCGTGTACACGGCACTGCTGAGAAGTGGAGCGCTAAGTTGGTAGAGGACTACGACATTGACGAGAAGCACCACAAACAAGCAATTTGCGAATTGATACACGACCTAAAAGAACTGGCGGTGGTACGCAACTATTACATTGACCGCGATACCCTGCTGGAGTTATACGACAAACACATGAGTTACCAACAAGGAGAACTGAAATGAAAGACGAGATTGCAGGTACGATTTACGCCAAAGACTACACCGACTGGATGGTAAAGACCGGCGGCTTTGCAAGGGACATGACCTTGCGTGACCACTTTGCTGCGCTTGCTATGCAAGAAATTTATCAACGTGTAGAAACAGGTGGCTTTGAACGTGTAGCAAAACTGTCTTACGAATTGGCAGACGCAATGCTCAAGGAGCGCAACAAATGAAACAAGTAATCCAAGACGAGGGCGCACGCCCTATCAAAATCTGGACGGACGATGTGGAAGCATCGGCCCTAACCCAGCTAAAGAACCTTGCACGCCTGCCGTTTATCAACAGCAATGGGGTGGCCTGCATGCCGGACGTACACGCGGGTATTGGCTCCACTGTGGGCACTGTAATCGCCACGGAGAGGGCAGTCATCCCCGCCGCTGTGGGTGTTGATATTGGGTGCGGCATGAACGCGGTGCGCCTGTCCCTCAAGGCCAGTGATTTGCCTGACAACTTGAAGCCTTTGCGCGACGAGATTGAGCGGCGCGTACCGCTGGGTGTAGGTGGGGCGCACGATGACAGCACGGACATCGGGGAGGTTACTTCCATGCTGGACAAGACAGTTATTGAGCCGCTGTACAACGGCGACTACGACAAGTTCCACGCCAAGGCGGCAAGTCAGATGGGCTCACTAGGCTCGGGCAACCACTTCATTGAGGTGTGCATCGACGAGAACCAAGACGTATGGGTGATGCTGCACTCGGGCTCACGCGGTATCGGCAACATGATTGGTACGCACTACATCGCCAAGGCCAAGCGCCAGATGGAGCAGTTCTTTATCACGCTGCCGGACGACAACCTTGCGTACTTCCCTGAGAACACCGAGGACTTTGATGACTACATGTATGCCGTGGGTTGGGCGCAGAACTATGCGTTTGAAAACCGCCGCCGCATGATGTCTGAAGTGCTGGAGGCCATGAAGCTGCGCATCGACAAACCGTTCACCATCACACAGGAAGCAATCAACTGCCACCACAACTATGTCGAAAGAGAAAATCACTTTGGAAGAAATATGTGGGTTACTCGGAAGGGTGCCATCCGCGCACGCGATGGTGATCTTGGCATCATCCCCGGAAGTATGGGTCAGCGCAGCTACATCGTCCGAGGCAAGGGAGATCTTCAATCTTACTGCTCTTGCTCACATGGCGCAGGTCGCAGCATGTCGCGTGCCGAAGCGAAGAGAAGGTTTAGCCTCAGTGATCTGGTGGCACAAACAGAAGGCGTCGAGTGCCGCAAAGATGCAGGAGTCATCGACGAAATCCCAGCCAGCTACAAAGACATCGACCAAGTGATGGCAAACCAAACCGACCTTGTTGAAGTCGTCCACCAACTAAAGCAGGTACTCTGCGTGAAAGGAAACTAAATGACTTGCTGTGACTATGGTAAATGCACCAATGGCCCAGACTGCCCCGTGCGTAAACAACGCATCAAAGAGGTGAACGATGCGTATGCCAACGGCTACAACGATGCACAGTTGGGTGACCCACTGGACGACTTGGTAGACACGTTTAAAGCCTTGCTAACAATCGTGACTGCGGTGCTAGGTGTATGGGTCGCATTTTTACTTATTTGGAGAATCTGATGAACAAACGAATTAAAGAACATTTTGGAGTTGAAGAATGAAAACAGTATGGGTAATTTGTGCCACGGTGGACTTGGGCTATCACATGGTCAAGGGCTACGATTCGTATGACAAAGCAAAGGCTGAGTTTGACCGGATGTATGCCGAAGCCGTTGATGAGCAAGTGAAAAACTTGATGAAAAATTGCAACTACACAAAAGAGCAAGGCGAGGATTGGTGTGCAAGTGTTTCTTTCTATGAATTGGAAAGTGTGGAGGTTGAAGAATGAACATCATTGAACTAGCAGAGCAAGCTGGGTTTGAAAGAATTAAACATACAAATGAAGATTGGGTTTGTTTCTCGGAAGAAATAGAAGCCTTTGCCGCATTGGTAGAAGCACATGAGCGTGAAGCAGCAATAACTGCAATACAAAACATCGAGCGCAAGGGCGGCTGGATAACACGCGAAGATGCAATTGAAGCCATCACAGCAAGGGGAACAACATGACAGGCTTTAACAGCAAAAGAAAAGCGGCGCAGGACAAGCTAGAGCAATGGGACAACGAAGCGTTCAATGCGTGGTGGGACAGTGACTACGATGACAGCGCTAACCCATACGAAATAAACACCTTTGCTTATTGGGCATGGGCAGGATGGCAAGCAGCATTGGCACAAGCAGACATGACAGGCTTTGACAGCAAAACAAAAGCGGCGCAAGGCGAGCTGGCGCAGCGCGTCACAGCACAACAACAACAACAGGACGGGATGCGCGGGCCACGGCCCACGAGCAGCGGTGAGCAGACGGCACAGCCAGCGCAGGAGCCTTATGGTTATGTGTCTATCGGAGACCACCCGGTTTTTCAGAAAGAAACGCCGGAAATTGGGCGTTGGGAAACTGTCTACACCACCCCACCCGCAGCACAGCCAGCGCCTGTGCAGGAGCCTGAGTATTGGAATGTGATTGACCCCGCAGGTAATGTTGTTGCGTCCGAGACAGATGCGATTCGTGGATGGGCACGTATTGCAGGAAGTTACAAACCAACAGTTGAGGGTTTACTTGGGTTTCATGAGCAAGGATGGCGTGTTTTGCCAAAGGCGAACCCACCCCTGCCAGCACAGCGCACAGAGCCAGCGCAGGAGCCTGTATGTCCCAAATGCAAAGCAGGGGTGTTATATGAATGCGTGGCTTGTAGTAGCAACAACTACCCACCACAGGGAGCGCAGGAGCCTGTGGCGTGGATGCGCCCGAGCGAAGAAGGGTACGACTCAGCATTTCGTGACCACAGCACCGTGATGGTTTGCACAGGCAACCCGTGGACTGGTTGGATACCCCTCTACACCGCCTCACCACAGCGCCCGTGGGTAGACCTGACGGATGATGAACTGGCTGAATGCTGGACAACAAGCGCAACACAAACGTGGAAAAACTTTGAAGCCAAACTCAAGGAGAAGAACACATGACACAAGAGACTAAGAGCGTAACTTATAAAGAAGTTGCGGACACAATGAACGCTTTGAGAAAAGGTAATTTCAGTCAGAAGGCCGCTGCCGAAGAAGTAGGGAAACTAAAACTCTACACCGCCCCACCACAGCGCCCGTGGGTAGGGCTGACGGATGATGAGCTGGATAATTTTCTTAAGGCGTCATGGGATCGGGGAGTGACTCCAGAACATTTTATTCAAGCCATCGAAGCCAAACTCAAGGAGAAAAACAATGGTTGAAGTTGGCGATCTTGTTTACATCCACGAGTCATACGGGCCATTGCCTAAAGACTTGTTTGCAATTGTCACGCGTGTAGCACACCGCTTACCTGCACTGGACGACAGATACCCACCCGTAACCGTGGAGCTATGGGTATTCAATGAGAAGCCAAAAATTAGTAGCTGGTATGAACCTAAACACTTAACAATTCTGGAGAAAAAATATGCATGATGATGATGATGATGACACACAGGTGTACAAAGACCACGACAATTTACTGACCATCACATACAAATCGGGGTACTACGATGGCAAGAAGGCAGCACTAGCTGGGCAGGAGCGCAACTTTTGCGAACGCTGCGGTAAGCGCACACCTGACCTGACAACGATACACACTTGCACACCACCACAGGAGAAAACATGACTATCGCATGGTACGACCCCACCAACCATCACGTTAGCACGGACAAGAACGACCCACGGTTCACGCCGCTTGGTCAGTTGTGGCCTTTGGATGTTCCCCGCGAGTGGGTAGGCCTGACAGACGAGCAACGGCGTGTGTGCGTAAACACCCCATTCGTTGCAGATCAATGGGCATATATTGAAGCTAAGCTGAAGGAACTCAACAGTGCGTAAGTCCAATCACCACGCCGTAAGGATGCTGCTACAAAAGTATCCTGACGGGCTGACTGCCGCTGAGATAGCCGAGCGGTCAGAAAAAAGTAACACTTCTAGTAGGCGTGCGCTGATCGGAATGCCCGATGCGTACATAGACAGATGGATAGCTTACAGAAAGCAATGGGTTGCTGTATGGTGTGTTATTGTCCCGCCCGAAAACTGCCCTAAACCAAGTGAGAAACCAAATGAACCAACCAAAAGACCTACCAAACTTTGCAGCGTGGAACCAAGAGACCTTGGCCAAGTTCTGCACGGACGCGTATCTGCGCATGCAAGCACAGCAAGAGGAAATTGAGCACCTCAGACTGGACGCCAAGGCAGCACTGGAAGCAGCGCGTAGGGCGATGGTGGAAGGGAGTAAATAGTATGGCAACGCCTGAGTCAAAGGTCAAAGCGAGAGTCAAGAAAAAGCTGGTTGAACTTGGCTTTTATTACTTCATGCCACCGGCCAACGGCTTCGGGCGTGCAGGGATACCGGACGTAGTGGGATGCAGAACGGATGGCCGGTTCTTTGGTATCGAGTGCAAAGCAGGCAAGGGTAAGACCACCGCGCTGCAAGACCGGGAGCTTTACCGGATACAGCAAGCCGGGGGCATAGCCCTCGTGATTAACGAAGACAACTTAGACAAACTCAAGGAGTTATTAAATGAATGATGAACCAATAACCGAAGAAAAATTTAAAGAAATAATTGATTCGCTGGACAAAGAAGAGCGTGATTATTTCCGCGAATGTGTTGAAGAAATGGTGCGCTGCTTTATGCCGAACACTGAAACACTGGGCGTGTTTGTTACCGCTACGCGCACTGGGTATGGCGCAAAAGTCTACGCAATGAACGCTGGCTCGACCGAGATAAAAATCATGTTGGAGTCTGTGCTGTTCAGTAAATTTGAAGACGAAGCCGCAATGAAAGTACCCAAGGAGAAATTGAATTGAGCGCTCCCTACGACCGCATACTGACCATTGACTTTGAAACGTACTGGGACAGCAAAAGCTACACGCTGTCCAAGATGACAACTGAGGAGTACATACGTGACGACAAGTTCTTGGCTTTCGGAGCCTGCATACACGAGTTTGGGGATGACAGACCCACACAGTGGTATCGAGGAGGTGACGAGCTTCATAGAGTCCTATCAACATACGACTGGGGACGAACCGCAGTCTTGGCACATAACGCCCAATTCGATGTCTCCATACTCTCTTGGCGGTATAACGTCAGACCCGCGTTTATCTTTGACACGCTGTCAATGGGGCGGGCTCTTCGAGGAGTTGAGGTTGGCAACTCTCTCGCCAAACTGGCCTCCGATTATTCCCTCCCCCCAAAGGGTACTGCTGTTTACTCCACTGACGGACTCAAAGCAATATCACAGGAAGTTGAGAAAGAACTGGCCGACTATTGCGCGCATGACGTATATCTGTGTGAAGAAATCTTCAAGCGCCTCGTTGCGGGCTACCCTGCTTCGGAACTACGCCTCATCGACATGACGCTAAAGATGTACACGCAACCTGTCTTGCAGTTGGACAAGCTCATGCTGGTCAATGCGTTGGAAGAAGAAAAGGAAAAGCGCGAAGAGCTACTGACTAGGCTGGGTGTGACTGATGCTGCGTTGGCAAGCAATGGGCAGTTTGCAGAACTGTTGCGCACCCTTGGCGTGGAGCCGCCGACCAAGAAGAAAAAGCCCACGGCAAAAACCCCTCACCCCAAGGGTGTCAACTTTGCATTCGCCAAGACGGACGCCATGTTCCAAGCCATGCTCAACGGGAGCAACGAGGATGTGGCACTGCTGTGCGAAGCTAGGCTCAAGGTCAAGTCCACCACCGAGCGCACACGGGCGCAGCGATTCTTGGAGATTTCCCAGCGCGGCCCGTTGCCTGTGCCGCTTAGTTATTACGGAGCCTTGTCGGGGCGGTGGACGGCTTGTTTAGTTGCAGATACAGAGGTTATTGTGTATGATCGGCACAACGGCCAGTGCGTTAAACGTATCGTTGATGTACTGCCAGACGACCTTGTGTGGGACGGTATTGAGTTTGTTCAGCACGAGGGTGTTCAGTTCAGTGGGTATAAAGAAGTAATGACTTATGACGGAATCACCGGCACTCCAGACCACAAGGTTTTTATCGACGACAACACAACCGTCAGCCTTCTCGATGCGCAGCAGAGAGGCCAGAGCATCATGGATGCAGCAGAACCCGACAGTGGGGCTGTGGCGGCTGCTAGGGCACGACTTAAAAGGCTCCGATGGTAAGTGGCGCGTAGCATGTGTCTGCCGCTGCGGCAGGTATGCGGAACCGCGTTACAAGGACTTACGGGCAGGCGGGTCAAGAGGGTGTATGTCGTGCGTAACTAGCGACCGTATGCGTATAGAGATTGCGCAGGCACCGGACAAGTACCCTCAGACAAAGCGCCGCAACCCACCGCGAGTACGGGTGCAGGTTACCCCCTACAAAGACCATGAGCTACGTGTCGTCCGCATCTTGCAGGGGGCAAAAGCTCGTTGTACAAACAAGCTCGAACCCGCATACAAAAATTACGGCGGAAGGGGCATCAAGTTTTGTTTTGCATCGGTGCGTGAAGGAGTCTTGTGGGTCATGGAAAACTTGGGCGCTAGGCCAACGGACGCACACAGCATAGACCGTATCGACAACGAGCGCGGCTATGAGCCGGGGAACCTACGCTGGGCCACTCGTGCTGAACAGGCACGCAACAAGCGCAGCTACACCGGGCACGTTTACGGGAAGCGCCTCAAGCGGCTATTGGCACTACGTCAAGACTACACATATGAAGGGTTGCGTAAATACGTGATAGCAGGCTTCAAGGACGAAGAGATCATAAACATGCCAAAGCCCAAGGGCGGCAGACCAAAAAAGGAGAAGAAATGTTAGTACCTGTATACGACATCATGAACTGCGGCCCGCGCTCACGTTTTGTTGCCAACGGAAAAGTTGTGCATAACAGCAAGGGGTCAGCCATCAACATGCAGAACTTAAAGCGCGGTTCGTTCTTGCGCAAAGCCATCATGGCCCCTGACGGGTGTCAATTGGTGGTGGGGGATTTGTCCCAAATTGAACCGCGTGTGCTGGCGTGGTTGTCTGACTACGAGGACATGCTGGACATTTTCCGATCAGGCGCTGACCCATACGCTGCATTTGGTTCGCAGATGTTCAACATCCCCGGCATGACCAAGGAGAGCCATTCTGATCTTCGCCAATCGAGCAAGTCTGCTTTACTGGGCTGCGGCTATGGGCTAGGGTGGGCATCGTTCGCGCAGCAGCTTCTGACCGGCTTCCTTGGCGCTCCGCCCGTGCGCTATGACAAGGACTTCGCCCGCAAGCTGGGCGTGGATGCGGTGTACGTACAGAAGTTCCTTGACTGGGATGACAACGTAATCAAGATGCTGGAGATTCCCCACGTTTGTACGGACAAGGAACTGCTGATTCACTGCGTAGCGGCCAAGAAAATCATCGACATCTACCGCAACACGGCGCATCCGGTGGTATCATTTTGGGACATGTGCAGCGGCCTGATCGGTTCAGCGCTTGCGCAGGGCAAGGAGTTCAGGTATAAATGCCTGACCTTCAGGAAGGGTGAGATTGAATTGCCTAACGGCATGAAGTTGCTGTACCCTGATTTGCGCCAAGTTGAAGATGACAAAGGTAGGAGCCAGTGGGTATACGGGCCAGACGCTACCAAACTCTACGCTGGCAAGATAACGAACAACGTAACACAGGCTGTTGCGCGTATCGTTATGACGGATGGGATGCTACGCACATCGAAGAAGTACTTCGTGGCGGGCACGGTGCATGACGAGCAGATCGTCGTGGTGCCGGATGCAGAGGTTGAATACGCTAAGACTTGGGTTTTGGCGCAAATGACTATGGAGCCACGGTACATGCCGGGGATTCCATTGAACGCTGACGGTGGTGCGCATCGTCGTTATGGATTAGCAAAAGGATAGGAGAAGTAAATGGCAACAAAAGAAAAAAACCCAATTCCATGCAGGCTGCGCATTGGGAACAAAAAGTACTCGGTTGAGATTGTCGAAGCCATGCTTAAAAAAGCATGGCAAGGTTCGATTCAGTACGACAACCATCGCATTCAAATCGCCCGCAACAGCAACGTATCGGGCCGCAGGTTTAAAGACCACGAAATGCACGCTACGTTTTGGCACGAACTCACGCATGCAATCTTGCACGATATGGATCACTCACTGCACTTGAACGAAAAGTTTGTGGAAGATTTTTCAACACGACTGGCGCAAGCCGTAAAGACAGCGAGGTTCTAAATGAAAGTAATAGCGTGGAGTCACAGTGCCCTAAAAGACTACGAGGGATGCCCCAAGCGGTATCAAGAAATCAAAGTCTTAAAGAACTTCCCGTTCACTGAGACTGAGGCCACAAGGTACGGCAACAAAGTCCACAAAGCGTTGGAGTTTTACATCCGTGACAACACGCCAGTGCCCGAAGCCTACGCGCAGTTTGTTCCCGTGGTCGATGCGCTACTCAAAAAGCCCGGACGCAAACTAGCTGAGCAGCAGATGGCGCTGACCAAAGAACTTCAGCCGTGTGATTGGCGTGCAAAAAATGTGTGGGTGCGCGGCATTGCCGACATGCTCATCATCGACGACGAGAACATGACTGCGTGGGTGGTGGATTGGAAAACGGGCTCGGATAAATACCCTGACCGTGACCAATTAAAACTCATGTCGATCATGGTGTTCGCACACTACCCGCACATCCGCAAGGTTAACTCCGCGCTGTTGTTCATAGTCAAGGGCAGCATGGTCAAGCACAGCATGACGCACGACCAAGCAGACGCCCATTGGTGGGATTACCGTGAGAGGGCTGCACGCATTGAGCAAGCCTATGAGACAGGCGTGTGGAACGCCAAACCTTCGCCGCTATGTCCGTGGTGTCCGGCAACCACTTGTGTACATCACCCTAAACACTGAAAGAAAACATCATGGCAACTCGTGACTACAAAAAGGAATACAAGCAAGACTTAAAGACCGGCAAATCAGGGCCGGACTCAGACCAACATGAACGCCAGCGTGCAAGGCGTGCGTACGATGCCAAGGGTGTTGACCGCGCTGGTAAAGACATCGACCACGTTAAACCGTTGCGCAAAGGCGGTAAGTCAACACCGGGCAATTTGAGACTACGCAGCAAGAGCGCCAATCAAGGCGACAACAAATAATTACATGAGAAGCAAATGCAAATCGTAGAAGATAAAGCCATACTGTTTAAGACACGCAACCCCGAAAAATACAGCATCATCCCAAAACACAAAATCGTCGCCGAGTACGACGATGGGTGTGAGATTGCTGTTTACTGGGGGCTGGACGAAGTGCGCGTACTGCGTAACCTCGGAGTCAAGAACGTACCCTCCCCAATCACCAAGCGCTACAACTGGCCGGGCAAGTACAAGCCGATGGCGCACCAGATTGAGACCGCTGCGTTCCTTACGTTGAACCGCAAAGCCTTCGTGTTCTCTGAACCGGGTACGGGTAAGACACTCTCAGCGCTGTGGGCTGCGGACTATCTGATGCGCATTGGTAAGGTCAAGCGCTGTTTGATTCTGTGCCCGTTGTCGATCATGCACTCTGCGTGGTTGGGCGACTTGAACAACAGCATCATCCATCGCTCTGCCGTTGTGGCTCACCATGCGCAGGCTAGTCGGCGTATTGAAATGGTGCAGGAGAACTATGAGTTCGTGATTGCCAATTACGATGGGTTGAACCTGATAGCCAGTGAGATCGTTGCTGACGGGCGATTTGACTTGGTGATTGTGGACGAGTGCGGAGCATACAAGACACAGACTACCCGGCGCTGGAAGGTGCTCAAAGCAATCCTCACACCGCAGACCAACTTGTGGATGATGACTGGCACGCCTGCTGCACAGTCGCCAGTGGATGCATACGGACTGGCCAAGCTAGTTAACCCCGAGGGTGTACCGCAGTTCTTTACAGCGTGGCGCGATAAGGTGGTGTACAAGCTCACCATGTACAAATGGGTTCCCAAAAAAGAAGCGAAGGACTTGGTGCATGAAGCGCTGCAACCCTCGATTCGCTTCACCAAAGAAGAGTGCCTTGACCTACCACCAGTGGTAACCACCACACGCGAAGTTCCCCTGACCCCGCAGCAGGCCAAGTACTACAACTTGCTCAAAGAGCAAATGCTCATCCAAGCCGCAGGCGAGACAATCAGCGCGGTCAATGCAGGCGTGGCGATCAATAAGTTGTTGCAGATTTCGTGTGGCGCAGCGTACACAGACGACAAGGGAGTAGTGGAGTTCGACTCTGCCCCACGGCTGGCTGTGCTCGACGAGATATTGCAGGAGACCAGCCGCAAGGTCATCATCTTTGCGCTGTTTCGCAGCACCATCACTACGGTGTTGGACTACCTGAACAAGAAGGGCTACGCGGCGGAGTGCATCCACGGTGACGTACCGGCTTCCAAGCGGGGCGATATCATCCGGCGCTTCCAGCATGAGCCCAATCCCCACTTCTTGGTGATGCAGCCGCAGGCTACCGCCCACGGGATTACCCTAACTGCCGCCGACACGGTGGTGTTCTATGGCCCCCTGATGAGCGTGGAGCAGTACATCCAGTGTATTGCTCGTTCTGACCGTAAGGGTCAGGACTCCGACAAGGTAACGGTCATCCACATCGAGGGTTCCCCCATTGAGAAAAAGATGTTCAAGGCGCTCAATGCAAGGGTGGACGACCACGCCTTGCTAACGCAAATGTTCGATACAGAAATTAAATTATGAAAGGAGTTGCATAGCTTAAAAAATCGTGTAGACTGTCCAACCTTAGACAAACAAAACAGGAGAAGTTAATGTCAGAAGAAGCAATCCCGCTGGATAAATTAGCCCTGATCTACCGAAAGATTCGGGATAAGATCGCCGCGCTGACCAAGGAGTACGACACGCAAGTGGAGTTGCTCAAGGCACAGCAAGACGAAGTTAAATTTGCCATGAAAGACCAGATGAAAGCGCTTGGCGTTAAATCTGTTCGCACTGATTTGGGCACAGTAACGCTGACCACAAAGACGCGCTACAACACCCAAGACTGGGACTCGTTCAAGGACTTTGTTCTTGAGCATAGGTTGGTTGACCTGCTTGAGAAGCGCATTGCGCAGACCAACATGGCGACCTTTCTTTCCGAGAACCCCACCATCGTTCCCCCCGGACTCAACTCGACAACTGAGTTCGACATCACTGTAACCAAACCACGTTAACCAAGGAAATTAAATGAGCAACATAGCTATTTTTAGCGGCGTAGCCGTCCCCGCATTTGCACGCAACAACGAGCTTTCTGAAACAGCCAAAGCCCTGATGGGCGGCGCTGGCGGTAACACCAAGCGTATCAGCATCAAAGGCGGCGTGTTTCGTCTGGTCGCAGGCGGCAAGGAAGTCGCATCTATTGATGAACGCCACTTGGATGTCATCGTGGTCAAGGCAGCGCCTAAAGTCAGCCGCGTGTTCTACGCGGGCTCATACGACAAAGACGCAGCCGCTGGCCCTCCCGATTGCTGGAGCAACGATGGTGAGAAGCCTGACTCCGTTGCGAAAAACAAGCAGTCCGTGACTTGCATGGCCTGCAAACAAAACGTAGCCGGTTCGGGCCAAGGCAACAGCCGCGCTTGCCGCTACCAACAGCGCTTGGCTGTGGTGCTGGCCAGCGCCCCTGAAGGTGATGTGCTCCAGTTGACCCTGCCTGCCACTTCGGTGTTCGGCAAGGAAGAAGGCGACAAGCGTCCGTTGCAAGCCTTTGTGCGTTATTTGGCGGTTCAAAATCCGCCAATCAACCCTGAGCAGATCGTGACCCGCATGAAGTTCGACACCAAGGCCGAGAGCCCCAAGCTGTTTTTCCAACCCATGCGCTGGTTGACCGAGGACGAGTACGCCACTGTCAAGACGCAGGCTGATTCCGAGGACGCCAAACTTGCGGTGGTGATGACCGTGGCCCAAACCGATGGCGTAAAGTCAGCGCCTTTGCAGTTGGAAGGCAAGCCCCTTGCCGCTCCCGCTGAAGAAGGTGAAGAGGAAGAAGCCCCAGCCCCCAAAGCGAAGGCCAAAGCCAAGCCTACTCCTGTGGAAGCCGAGGAAGACGCTGAGCCGGAAGTACGCAAGACCCCAACCAAGATCAACGCTGTGCCTGCTGCCAAAAGCAATCTGGCCGGTATCGTTGCTGATTGGGACGACGAGTAATTAATTCGGGGGGAAAGCGGATGCTGTGCGGATTGCCAATTGGGGATGGATTCCCGGTTGGTTTGAAACTTAGTGCAGCGAGTACCCCCACCTAAAACTATGGCCTATTCACAACGCATCAAAGACTTGATACGGACGGCCCCGCGCACTGCGGGCAATACGCTTGGGCGTTGGGCCGTTCACTTAGAGTTTCCCGTGACAAAACTAGCTTACGCTCTTGGCGTAACTCGGCAGACCATTTATAACTGGTTTGCTGGTGGGGAAGTATTCGTCGCCTATCAACAACGCGTTGACCTGATGGTTTCCGTCATGTCAACATCAAAAACAGCAGAAGAAGCATGGAGAAGAATATGCAAGGTATACAACCTCAAACCCTGACCAACGACGAGTTGGAGCGCATGGTTTACATCACCGGCCCAGACAAACTGCCTAAAAACTGGGTAGAGGAAGTGCTGCGCCGCACGCTAGCTGACTGGCGTGAGACAAACCCCAAAGACCCCGCCCAGCTAAAACTCGACTTCTCTTAAACCATTTCCCAAGGATACCTATGGAACCGCTTGAGTTTCTAGCGGAGGTACTACCACCCCCTGGAAATGGTAGATACTGTGTTGTTGAACTGCTGACAAAGAAAAAGGAACACTTTTATGTAGATACGTTGGAAGAAGCCATGCCAAAAATAGCGGCGTGGAAACAGCGGGGGTTAGATGTTTATTTTGCGCTGGGCACGTTTGGAGATTTAAACCGCCGCATTGCAACCAACGTACAAATGGTTCGCTGCATAGCAGTGGATGTGGACTGCAATCACCCCAAGGACATACCTGACCCCGAAACGGGAGAGTTGAAAACCAAGGCGTATCCGTCAGCGCAAGTTGCGGCGCAGGCCATCATGCAGTTTGCTGATGAGGTGGGGCTGTCCGGGTTGGGCAACCCTTGGCTGGTGGCTTCAGGCGGTGGTGTGCATGCATACTGGCCGTTCAAAGAGGCCGTGGATATCAACGAGTGGAAGCCAGTGGCCGAGGGGTTCAAGCGCCTGTGCTTTCAAAAGAAGTTGGACATCGACCAGACCATCACGGCAGACGCATCAAGGGTGCTGCGGGTCTTTGATACGGTCAATACCGGCATCAAGGGAAACAAAAAAGTACGCGAAGTTACCAACGTCAAGTTCAAAAATGCGGGCGACCATTTTGACTTTGCGGACATCCGAGCGCTGGTAGAGCGCAACTTGATAGGCACGGCCTACGAAACCAAGGCCCCCAAGGGTGGCGATGGCGGCACTGCGCTAGCGCTGCCGGGTAAGCGGCCCAGCAAGGATACGACTTCGATCAAGCTGTTTGAAAATAGTTCGACAAAGTTTGAAAATATTTACCGGGCCACCAAGGCTGGCCGGGGCTGCGAACAGCTTCGACACTACGCCGAGCATGCGTCCGAGGACGGTATGGAACCGCTATGGCGGGCACACCTGAGCATTGCCCAGAAGTGTGACGATGGCTCCAAGGCGGCGATATGGCTCAGTAAGCTGCATCCGTACGACGAAGACCGGATGAACACTAAGATGGCCGAAATCAAAGGCCCGTACCCCTGTACCAAATTTGATTCAGAGAATCCCGGTGTGTGCGTGGGGTGCAGCCACTGGGGCAAGATCACCAATCCGTTGTCGCTGGGCCGGGAAACGGCAGTAAGCACCGAAGCCAAGGTGGTGGACATCACCCAAGACGATGGCTCAACAGCCAAAATCCTGCGGCCTGAACCGCCACGAGGGTATGCCTACGGGCAGCACGGCGGTGTGTTCATGGAGCGTGACGACGAGGATGCCGATGGCAACAAGACCAAGCGCCAGATTATGCTGCTGCCGTTTGACCTATTCCCGCTGGACATCCTGAACATCAACGGCGACCATACTGTGTACATGGTGGCGCTGCGCAAGTCCGGCCCGCAGGAAGTCACCCTCCCCCAACGGGCCGTGGTCAGCAAAGACGATACGCTGAAGAGCTTGGCCACGCAGAACATCATTGCTGCCTTCGGGGCGGGCAACGACAAAAACCTGTTTGACTACGTGCGGGCCGCAGTGGAAAAGCTCAGTAGTGAACGTGCCCCGCTGGATGTGCCTGACCACTATGGGTGGCAGACTGACGGTAGCTTTGTTCATGCGGGTATGGTGTACAAGGCCAACGAGGAGCCCAACAAAATCCCGCTTCCGGGGCTGGAAAACATTGTCAAAAACACGCAGATGACGGGCACGATGGAGAACTGGCTCAGGTTCATAAATCTGCTGGTGTCGCGCAAGCTGTGGGATCAACTAGCCGTTATTTTCCTTGGCGCTGGGGCTCCGCTGATGCGCTTTACGGGGTTGTACGGGCTGACCATCCACTGCTGCTCCACCGAGTCTGGCACGGGTAAGTCACTGGCGCTGGACGGCGCGGCATCCATATGGGGGCATCCGACCCACTACCGCGCTGGCTCGGGCACTTCTCCTGTGGCGATGCAGCACCGCCTTGGCCTGCTGCACAGCATGCCAATGATTACAGACGAGATTACAACCACCAACCACAAGGACTTTGAGTGGTTCCCCGGCATGACCATGACGGTCAGCGAGGGGCGGGGCAAGGAGCGCATGGAGTCCGGCTCAAACAAAGAGCGGTTGAACTTATCCACATGGGCCACCTTTGCGCTACTGTCATCGAACACCCATGCCGTGGACTACATGACCGGAGCGCGTAAGCACTCCTCGGAGGGGGAACTGCGCCGAGTGTTGGAATGGATAATGGACGAGAAGCTGTCATGGAGCCCCGAAGAAATTGAAATAATCAAATCCTTACAGGAAAATTACGCGGTAGCCGGTGATGTGTGGGCGCAGTACATGGTGGACAACGTGGATGCGGTCAAGAAAATGACTAAGGAAACCGTGACCCAGATGTACAAGGTTTACACCGCGCCCAACGATGAGCGTTTTTGGATGGCTGGGGTAGGCTGCGCAGTGACCGCCGCGCTGTGTTTTGGCAGTAAGTACGCTGGCATAGTTGACGTACCTATTGAACCTCTGATAGAGAGCTACCGCCGCAGCATCAACACGATACGCACCGCCATGAAAACGGGCAAGCGCACCGCTGAGGACATCCTTAACGGCTTCATACAGGAGCACTACGGCAAGTTCGTCATCGTGCATTTTGGCGACAAGGCTGGGCCTATGGCAAGGCTGGGGGACAGCAGCGCAGTGGACAAGAACACTACCCGAGCGCAGATCATGGGGCGCATCGAGCACGGCCTGACCGTGGGGTACGTGGACTTTTACATCGAGGAGCGCACCCTCAAGTCATACTGCTCCAATCACAGCTTTGGCTACGCCACGCTCAAGACCCACCTTGAAAAGCAGTTTGTGGTGTCGTACATCGGTAAGAAGGACATGATGGCCAAAACCAACGGCCCGCCAATGCGGGTGGGCGTCATCAAGATTTCGCGGGAAGAAGACCAGCTTGACGAAGAAATTAAAAATCCGTTGGCCTTGGCCGCAACTTAAAAAAGGGCAGGGGTTCTTTATCCCTACCCTTGACCCCGAGCCCCTCCGCGTGGAGGGGCTTGATAAGGCTTTGGAGTCCCGAATTTTTAACGCGCAGTGCGTTACTTGCGTTAAGAACGGTCGGTTCGGTCTTTGGTTCTTTCGTAGACCGCTATCGAGCCACGGGCAATAGTAGTCTTTATCTTGTCGAGACGTTCCAGCATCACGTCTTTTTGCTCCGTGGTCAACTTGGGGGAAGCGCGAATCATGCGCTCTTGTTTGGCCAACTCGCCAAGCTGCTTCTGTACCGCGCCCGATACCGATGTTAGGGACATTTCAGCAGCGTGTTCCTGCATGAAAGCGCGGGCTTCAGCAACGCGGCCTTTGGCAACCATATCATCGAACGTGCCCTTGACCTGCTGGATGTACTCCATTTGGTTGTAGGCTGCGTCCAGCGTACCCCGGCCCTGCACGGGTTGGAACAGACCGCCAATGAAGGGCTCTTTGCTCATTGGTTTGGTGGGCTTTGCGACATCGGCAGGCAACTCCGTATTGAGTAGCGGGTTGGCAAGCTGCACCAAAGCGATACCCAAACCGCCCGTGTAGCCCCGGATAAGGTGGTCAATGCTGATGGCTGATATGCCCTCACGCCCCGTGAGTTTGCGGATTTCTTCAGCGCCGGTCAACTGTGCCAACAGCTTGGCCGCTTCGGTGGTGTTTTCGCGGTAACGCTCGGACGGGAGAACTTTCTTCTCACGGGCCGATTCAATGTCGCCGCCAAAGAACGAACTGCCCAACGCCACTTCTGTTAGAGGTTTGATGGCAGCAGGTAGTTGGAATGGGTTGGACTGGTCGATCAGCGTCAGCATGCCGCCCACCGCCGCCTTGGCTTTCTCGTCACCAAAAGCTAAGTTGAACACCGCCTCGGGCAAAGACTTGAACAAGTAGCCCAATTCAAACGGCACAGGGATTTTGAGCGGTTCTTTGGAGTCGCCGACATACACGAACCAGTTGCCGTAGCGCTCCTCGGGCTTGGCGCGTTTGTATGCCTCGTCGTCCTGCATCATGGCGGCATAGGCCATCGTGCCTGCGGCCAGCAGGAGTCCACGGGCCAACATTTTTTCGCGGATTTTTAACTGCTCACTGTAGGGCATGTCCCCCTTGAACGCCCGGTACAGCACATCCAGACCTTGAATCTGAGCGTTGAAGAACGGAATCAGCGTATTGAGCGCTTGGATGCTGGGTGATAGGCCACGGCGGTTGAAGTTCATGGACTCCAGCGTGCGCAGCAGCGCCGCCTGCTCGGACATACCCTTGTCCAACGAGTCTTTGTACACCACCGCACGGGTAGCCGCATCGCCTTGGAGCGCAAAAGCGTCTAGCCTAGCCATCCCTTTAGCCCAACCTGTTTTACCAATGCTGATTTCCTTTAGAAACTTGGACATGTCTCGCTGATCGCCGGTAAAGACGTTGCTACTGATAGCGCCTGTTGACATCAACTTCGCTTCAGTTTCGCTGCGTCCGGCCACCATACTGGCTAGCTCCCGCATGGACGACAAGATTGGCGTGGCATCCGTGCCGGTGGTCAACCACGCGGTCATTGGGTCACGGATAACTTGGCGCACGGCGTAGGCTGGGTTGCGCACAATGAAGTTACGCAGCAGCGTGGCGGGCACACCCATCATCTGCACAATCGCAGGCATGGTTGTCTTGATACCTTCCATGCCCTTGACGATCAAATCAGCCGGGATGCCGTACAGATCGGTGTCGATGGTGACAAAGTGCGGCACACCTTTAACTTGGAACCGCACCGTGCTAGCGTTAGCTGGCCCCGTACCTTTACCCATAGCGCTGGCAACGCCCATCTTGTGCAGCATGAAAGCGGACTCCTGCACGGATTTATTGCGCAATGCCATGCTGGTGAGCATGAACGTGTTCTGCACCGCGCTGGTAAAGATTGGCAGAATCTGTTTGTTGTCGCCCACAAGTGCATGCAACTGTGGCTCGTCCTTGATGTTGCCGATACGAATTGCGTGCTCTTTGTCAATGACCAATTCAACATTATTGTTGCTGTTCACACGGTAGAACGGGATGTACGGCGTACGCTTTAACTCGGCTGCACGTTCTTTGGTGAAGTACCCGGCCTGCGTTGCAAAATCTATCAAGCCGTTGTTGTACTCTTGGTACAGTCGCGCTGCTTCTTTAACCGCAGCCATCTTCTCTGGGTTAGCCCGCAACATGGCCATGATTTGCGCGTGCTCTTCTTTGACCTTGGCGGGGTTCTCGTAGTTAAGCTTTTCCCAACCAACGACATCCGCTTTTAGCCCAGCTACATACGCAGTTAAAACTGCTTCGCCTTCCGTATCGTTGTCGAACTTGCCTTTTTCCAGCGCCTGCGCCACATCCATCATGTTGGGGCCTTTGACGCTCTCGTAAATGTAACCGCCGCCCTCGCCTTTGCGGATACGGTTGTTTCCGTTGGTCAGCGCTTGGCCTGCAAGCTGGCTGGTATTTTGCCCAAAACGCAGGAAATACTCGGCGTTTTGCGCTTCGAGACTACCAATGGCGTTTTTCTCCACGCCTTTTTTCATGACTTCAGACAACGCAGCATAATTGTCCACAAACTGCACACGCCCGGCAAGGCCCAAGAAGTTGCCTTTGAGCTTGTCAATAATGCCTGTTTCCTTGGCAATAAAAGAACTGCCCAGCGATGTAGGTTCTGTGCGAGTGCGGAACAGTGCCTCGCCTTCGGGGGTTTTGTACACACCCACGGTTTGGTACTCTTGGGGCCGCTTGCCTTTGACAACGTAGCGTTTTGCATTGGCCACAACTTGCCGCACAGCGTCATCGCCGATAACCTGACCACGGAACATCTTATTGAAGAAGGTCTTGATTGCATCAAAGACTTTGCGCAGGGCGCTGCGCTCGGCTGCATTTGGCGTGGAGGTTTCGGCCATTTCGGCCAGCACTTCTTCCACCGCAACATTGCGGCTCAGGTTCTTGCTTTGCTTTAACTTGGCGTTGGCGGCATCACGCACAGCAGCATTACCGCTGTACAGGTCGTTCATGGTCTGGGCGTAGCGATCACCCATCATTTCACGCAAACCAAAGTGACCGGCAATCTCATGGGCCACGGTGGCCACGACATCCTCAGCGGTGTGCATCTGGTCGCCGACAATATAGGCCGTCTTGGCATCGGGGTCGTAAACGCCGGGGACTTTGTTCTCCACACCGTCCTTGATCGCTTGCTTTTTAATGGGGTCGGGCAGCGCATCAAAGTTGCGGGCAAACACAATGTTGGGCACAATTTTCCAACTGTCCGTGATACGGGAGATCAGGCGTTTGACTTCTTCCTCACGCATCGCAGGGCCAGTATCCTCACTGACGCGGTACACCGCTCCTTCCTTCTCGGACTGGATGCCTTCTTCAAAGTCTTTAAACAACTGCTTGCTAAGTTCCCGTGGAGCGTGCCGAACTTTTTTGGTTTCCTGCGCGGTGCGTTGTTTCAGCGTCTCTTTGTACTCAGGCGTTTGGCGACCAAACTTCTTTGCATTCTCGCCTAGCTGTTTGACCGAGCTTGCTTTGTACTCTGCAACTTTCTTGTCGTCCGGGCCATATTTAGCACGTAGCGTTCCAAGGCGTTTTTGCACTTCTTTAAGCTGCGCCTTGTACTCAGGGTTCTCTTGGCCAAGCAAGACAGACAAATCCCGGAATTCTTTAGCGTTCTCTACTTCGTACTTGATGTCACCGGCATTGATACGCGCTGCGCGTTTGGCTTCGCGGAATGGCCCGGCTGCACCGGCTTCACGCATGATGCGTGCGCTTTCGGCGGCTTTCTCGGCCCGGACAGAAACGGCTGGTGGTGCAGGCTCAATTGTACGGAACTGCTGGTGCAGCGCAATTACTTTTTGCTTGGCCGGTTCAACATAGGTGCTAACCAGACGCTCATACTCTTTGGCCAACGTACCCATACGCCGCTGTGCGTAGGCTTTTTGCATGTTGGTTGTTTGCGGAGCCTCAAGGCTGTCGGTTAACGTGGTGTGCTCGTCCGCAATTTTGTACAGCTTATCCAAAACCGATGTGCGTGCATTACCTTGCGGCTTTTCAATCTTGTTCTTTTCCGCTTGAATTTGTTCAAGCAAGCGGTTGTAGTCCCCACCTTCCATTTCGGTGCGAGTAACCTTTGTGCCCTCAAGATTCAAGCGCTCGTCCAAGGACTGAATCAGTTTTTCATTGTCCAGTTTTTCTTGGTCACGGGTTTTGTAAAGCTCTTGCCGTTTTTGTTGCTCGTACGCCTGCGTTATGCGTTTAACTACCGGCGCATCTTGGTTTTGGATTGCCGTGTTCAGTAGGTTGTACTCCCCGAACAAGTCAAATTGCACTGGTGCAGAAACCGGTTTTCCTACTGCGGGTTGTTCCGTCACAGCAGGGGCTTCAACGGCTTGCGGTGTTGTGGGCACAGGTGCTTGGGCTGCGGTAAACAAATCGCGGGTCTGTCCGCGCTGGGTCAAGTTGGCCTGCTTTTCAACCAGCGCCCCACTACGTTGGGTGTAGTCCTGTATCTGATCTTCGCGTTGTTTTTTCAGCGTATCCAAAGTCTGGGAGTGTTTTTCTCCCGCATCAAAATCCGCACTTTGTGCGGCGTCCATCAGTTTTTTGTGCGCAGTGGTGATCTTGGTGTCCAGATTGGACAGCGCGGCTTGGTGTTTGGTTTCCAGTTCCTCGGGGGTAATCGTAGTGCCGCCAAGCTGCTCAATCAAATTGGACGAGTCGGTGATCTTGCTCTGCAAGTCTTTGATCTGGGGGCCAAGGGTGCGCACGGCCTCGGTGTCCTGCTGCTCAGCGGCAGCGGTGTACTGGGTCAACAAGGGGTCAAGCTGCTTGGCCAGCAAGTCATGCTGCTCCATTGAGCGTTGCAAGTTGGGGGCTTCGGGTGCGGGGGTTGGCTCGTCATACCCGATTTGCAGCGGTTCACCCGCAGGCTGCGCAGCAACGCCTTGGTCATACCCAAGACGCAGTAATTCTTCAGGGGGTGGTGCAACGGGTGTCTGTTGTTGCTGCGCTGCGCTTTTTTCACTGAAACGGCCAGCGGCTCCGAGGGGAGCTAACAGGCCAACTTGGTACGCAGTCTCACCGTACTCCCGCAAGGCGTCTTCACTACTCAAAGACAATCCGGCCTGCGCCCGCTCCAACATTTGTTGGGTAATCTCAGTGGGAATTTCTGCCAGTGCGCCAGTGGCCGTGCCTTTGGCCAGCGTGGTGAGCAGTCGCTCGTTGGCAATTTTTTCCGCTTGGGCCGCGCTCTTGCCAAATAATGCGCCAGTTGGAATCCCCGTCAGCTTGGTGATTAACTTGCCGCCAAACGGAATAAACGTACCGGCAACGTCCAAGACAGTTTGCGGAACCGCAGCGGCACCGGCTGCACCGGTATCAATGGAAAGCGGCTGACCACGCTCAGCTTGCTCTTGCGCTTGGCGCTCGACGTTTCCACCGAACTGCTGCACAAGGGAGGGGAGTGCTGCGCCTGCAAGACCGCCTACAACCGTACCAACGGGGCCAGCCAAAGAACCCAGCGCAGCGCCAGCACGCGCACCACCAAACATCGTAGCCAGTTGAGGCGCTTGTTCAGCTATGGCGTAGGGGATTTGACTTAGCGCTTCACCCGCTGCGGGCAGTACACCTCGCTTTTCGTACGCTTCCTTGACTTTATCAAGGCTTACTTGGTCAGCATACTTGCGGCTAATGCCTTCTTGCCTTTGCTGCGCCTCTACTGCGGCTTCCTCGGGAGAGCCAGTTAAAGCCCCAAAGGCAGTGCGCCCGCTGGAGATTAAAGACTCAATCCCTTTGCCAACCGCAGCACCAAACCCCTTTTGTTGTGGGGCAGCAGGTTCTTCCGGGGTGGGGGTAGTAATACCCAAATGCTGTTGCAGTGCAGCAATTACCTGCTCTTGACTTGCGCCGTCCGGCCCTTGTATGTCGTAGATACGCCCATTTGGGCCTTGAACGCTGTAAATGCGCATGGCGAAGTCCTTATATCTGCTATTTAGCTGGGCGATCCCCTACAACAGTAAACCCGGAACCGCCCGCTTGCGGCATTGTATCCTGACCCACAGCGGCACGGTATGCGCTCATGAAGTTCTGAACTGTAGGGTATTTAGCTTTGAACTCTTCGCCTTTGGTCATATATTTGCCGCCCAACGATGGTGCTTGGTCGCCCGCCATCTGTTCGTACTTTGCAAACAACTGCGGTGCCGCAGCTTCTTCTTTGGTTGCACCAAAACCTTTTGCAACATCCCCAGTAGGGTTTTTACCCATTTCGCGGTACAGCGCCAGTGGGTCGGGGCGTAGCTGCGCAGCAAGGCGTGTCTGAGCCAACGTGTTTTCTCGGTTCAGTCTATTTTCGCCGGACTGGAACTGCTGTGTTGCAACTTCACGCTGGTTAGCCACGATGCCGCTGTAGATAGTACGCGCATCGTCCTTGCTGACGCCCCAGCTTTTCTCGTACGCGCTGATACCCATTTTTTCGGCTTCGGCAAAAGTGTCGCCAATCTCACGTTTGTACTTGCGCTTGTCCTTGGCGTTTAGGGTCTGCTCGTTGCGACGGTACTCCTCAATGCGGCCAAACGCATCGTTTAGTTTGTCCTTTGCGCCTTCAATTTTGTCCAGACCTTCTTGGTAGGACTTCATGCCAATGGTAGCGCCAGCGCCAATGTTTGCCAGCGCGTGTGGGGAAGTTCCGCTCATCATGGCAAACCCAGCCTGCATCAATGCCATTGCGCCAAGGTCTTTTTCCTGCGCTTCAACACGGCCTTGCTTTGCTTTGAGCCGCGCTTCTTGATCGGAGAAAGCTGTACCCCGAGCCTCAATGTCTTTTAAGCGTTGCTCTTCTTCCTCGTTGAGCCCCGCACGTTTAGCGTAGCCGTAGTCGTCCATGCGCTTTTGAAGTTCTGGCGGCACTTCGACTTTTTGTTGAGCTTGGATGTCGGCCAGTTGTTGTGCAGCTTTTGTCGGGTCAGTCACTAACGAGGCAATGCCAGTCCCCGCGCTGGGTGCGGCTGCTGGGCCTGCTGCCAAAGCTCTCGGTGCTGCCGGAGGCGGGGGTGGTGGAGGTGCTGTTCCATCGCCTGCCGGTACTACGCGTGGCGGCATAGAGCCACCGGGCATGAAGCCCTGTTGGTTCGGTGTTTGCAATCCCGATGTCACCGCAGGAGGGGGTGGTGGAAGGGGAGCCGTAGGAGCCATTGCCGCAGGGTTGTTTGCATTGCGGTTGGAGTAGTCCGACATTTTTTGCATCAAGTCCGACAAACCCATTTTTTTCTCGGTCTTGTCAACAGGGACTTTTACCACTCGTCCAGAAGGATCGCGCACATACTTGTACTCGACATCACCACCGTCAGCGTATCCCGCGATCCCACCGTCAGCCATGCCCTGCATATTGGGCGCAGGTATCTGCGCAATGCCTTGCTGCTCAGGCAGTTGTTGCTGGGGTGGTGGCTGCTGCGGTGCGCCTTGGGGCATGCCCTGCGGGGGCATCATGGGTTGCGGTTGTGGCGGAGGTGGGTTGATGCCCGCAATGGCTTGATCGACCACCTTGGGTTGGGGCATCTGCCCAGCCTGCCCTTGCTGCGCGGCACGCAGTTTCTTGCGGCGGTTGCTCTCGCTCATGGCCAGCGACATCACATACGGGTCGTCCTTGTGCATCTGCGCATACTGTTGCAACGCAGGGTCAGCCATCAGCGCAAGGCTGTCCATCACATCTTGTGCTTGTCCCATGTCCATGATTTACCCCCGGCTCATTTGATACATTGCCAAATCGGCTAGGCCCGCGCCTGACTTTTGTTTGATGCGTCCGCCCTTGGCTTTACCAAAGAGTTTAGAGGCTCCCGTAAGTGCCGTCCCTACGCCCGCTGCCTGACTGATAAGCGATGGGGGTGGGGTGTACACACTGGAGCCCACTTGCGAAACCGGGGCACGGTTGACAATATCGGACATGAAGCCAACCATCTTGGGCTGGTAGTTCATTTCGTTGGCATAGTTCTGCTGGCTCACATCCAACATGTTCTGGCCTTGTTGTTGCTGCTGCGTGCCAAACGCATTTTGCAATTGTAGGTTGCCCGTGGTCTGGCCGTACAGGTTCTGCCCTTGGGAGCCCAACGCGCCGTAGCCCTGCATGCCTGCTTGTAGACCTTGCAAACCTAAGTTGGCACCGAACTGTTTGGAGCGCTCAGTTTCTTGCTGACCGGCCAGCCCATATTGAGCACCCAAAGAGGCAGCTTGCATACCCTGCCCGGCACCGAATTGACGCGACTGCTCTTGTTGCTGCTGCGTGGTCAGGCCCGCTTGCTGGTTTGCCAATGCTGCTTGCATCGCTTGTTGGGCACTCATGCCCTGCATTTGAAGTTGCGCTGCTTGGTTTTGCACGGCTGCTTGCTGTTGGTTCGACAAGTTGGCCAGCGAAGTTTGCAACCCAGTTTGCGTACCCAGTTGCTGAATGCCAAGATTTGCCGCCAAGTTTTGTGACCCTGTAGTGAGCCCCGCTTGTTGGTTGGCTTGCTGTGCTTGCAACCGTGCTTGTTGCTCGGCGTTAAACTGTTGCTGTGCTTGCTGGTATGCGTTTTGTGACCCTTGCGCTTGGATGTCACCCATTTGTTGACCAAGGTTGCGCTCACGTTCAGCACGCATGATGGCATCACGACCCCCACCAAAAGCCCCGGCCTGCGCTGCTTGCGCCTGCTGCTGAGTACCTTGGATGCCGGATTGCCGCGCCGCTTCGCGTTTTTGAATGTCCACCACACTTTGCATGTAGGGATTCATATACGCATCTGCTGATCCGGGCTGGGCAAAACTCTGCGTGCTTACACGCTCGGCAGGCCCCATTTGGTAGTTTTGCAACTGGGGGCCGTAACCGGTCTGGGCAGCGCCCATCGTGGGTGCATTTTGTGCATCCGCTGCTACCTGCTGGTAGTTGAATTGGCCGGGTTGGTAAGCGCCGGGAGCTTGAAATTGGTTGCCAAACTGTGTGCCAGCATAGTTAAGATCGCCAGCCCGTTGGGCTAGCGCTTGAATGCCTTGAGCCGATGTTTGCGAGTACGGGTCTTGGCCAAGACCTTCAGCGCCGGTAAATGCTTTTTTCTGTAAATCAGTAAATGCTTGAACTTGGTCGCCAGTTAAACCACGTTCTTTGGCCCAGTCAGCGTAGCTTTTGTAGTCTTTACCCACAAGGTTGGCTGCTTGGCCTAGTACGCTTTCTGCATATGGTGCAATTACAGGGGCAAAGCCCTGAATGTTTGTCGTTGTTACGGTGCTATCAGCCATGATTTATTCCTTATGCGGGAAGGTATTTTTCAGCACGGCTGTTTGCCGCAACTTTGTTTTTGCCTACTGTCTTGGTGCGTGCCTTCTGAACCCTGTCCATCATTGCGTACAGCTTGCGTGCGCCAGCTTCCGTGGAGCCGTTGCCCAACTCAGAAACGATACGTGCAGGTACTACAAACTCACCGTCAGCTAAACGTGCGGGTTGCTTTTCCCCGATTGTGGCAGGAATATCGTCAGATACGCCATCACCCGGCCCGCGCAGCAGTCTGCCGCCATCCGAGTAGGAGCCGAGGTTGTACATGCCGCCATCAGCCAGCGCAGTAATACCGCCTGCTGCAAACGCAGAGTATTTCATATCAGCATTGGGGTTAATAGCTTGGTTTGTATTTTCAATCATCGAACTGTAGCCGTTACCCATGCCGTAATTCATATCACCTTGCGCAGCGTTATATCCTGCGGGCATTTGCGTTTGTTCATACATTCGTGAATCACCGCCATTAAACGCTGTAGACCCACCAAACTGATTTGTTCCTCCGCCCTGAAGCCCCAAACCATACCGCGAACCGCCCATAGTGCCGCCAAATGCGCTAGGTTGTTGCTGTGGCTGGAACTGCTGTTGGTATTCTTGCGCGTAGTTCTGGAAGTTTTTGTAATCAGCGCTATTTGTAAAGTCTTGCTGTGCTTTCTGCATAGATTGGAAACCGGGTAGGCTATTCATCTGTTGCTGCAAGAAATTAGGGCTAGGCTGGCTCATTCCACCTTGCATTTGCGGCCCAAAGTCACCACGACCATTTGATCCTTGGTTAAGTAAACCGCCAAGACCGCCACCCATACCACCGCCTTGGCCCACAGGCTGATACTGCCCGCCGCCAAAGCCACCGCCTCCGCTACCACCCCCTCCACCTTCACCACCTTCACCACCAATATTGATGGGAACGTGCAAGTCAAGGCTACCGCTGCCCGTAGTTCCGCCGTCAGCAAAACCACCACGGGTTCCGCGATCACCACCGCCTGATGCGTCACCATCACGCCCACCAGTAGCAGCGCCGCCATCCCCACCGCCATAACCGCCACCGCTGTTTCTACCTTCGTTGCTGTAGTTGTCGTTTGAGGGTAAATCCGAAGTAGTAATGGGGCTGTACGTTACAGGGGTTGAAACTGCTGCGGCTTGTTGGGCTTGCTCTGCTTGGGCTGCGGCTTGTTGGGCTTGCTCTGCTTGGGCTTGCTGCAAGGTTCTGTATTGCGCGTACTGGTTAGCCATAGCTTGGTTCTGGGCAGACGCAGCTTCTGCAACGCTGCTGTACCCCGTGGTATCCACAATAGGCGCAGGGACAGCCTGCTGCCCTAGAAGGGCTGGCAATATTCCGTTTGTGTAGCTATTTACATCAGGGTTATAACCGGTTTGAGTCGAACCCCCAAGACTTGCAATACCGCCAAAGTCATCCGCACCCCTACTATTACCACCGCTACGTTGTTCTTGTTGTTGCTCAACTACTTTGGCAATTTCTTTGGTGGCCTCTGCGGCTTTTTCAATTGGGTTTACGACCGGAGCTTTACTGTAAAACAGGAACGGGTTTGGCCCCTCACCCATTAAGTAGCGTTGTGCTTTTTCAGAATCCGAGCGCCGGTCGTTCAGGTCGCGCCCAGTTAAATCTGGTGCGGAAACGCCGCCCCATACTGGAACACCTTTTTTAATTTCGTCCGTGGTTGTGCCGCCATCAGCATAACCCTGCGGTTTTGGAACGCCACCCCACTCAATTCCAGGCCTGCTGCCCCACTCGTCAGCCTTGACTGCTTCGGTCTGGTACGAACGGCCTGTTACGGGGTCTGTCTTAAATTGGCGGATGTAGCCCGGATGAATTTTTGGGGCACCGGAAGTAGGTTGGTCATCATAAACGCCGGAGATTGCTGGGGCTGCGGCAAAGCCAAGGTTCATCATGTTGCTTTTCATGAAGTCTGTGGGGGCGCTCATTGCCGTATTAGCCCCGGCTTGTAGACGGGCGGCTGTAGCAGCAGGGTTTGTTTCTGCGGCGGCGCTTATGCCCGCATCTCTAGCCGCTGATGCCGCATCCATACCTGCGCTTGGAGCCCCAGCAGATGCCAAACTACCACCAATACCGGCCCCACCGTACGCCCCCATCCCGGCCATGAGGCCTTTGCTCAAATCGCCAGATGCCAACGCCGTGGCTCCGCCCACTGCAATTGCTGTGCCTGCTGCGCCGCCCAGACCGAACATGCCGCCCACTGCTTGGCCCAAACCCGGCGCAAAGGTATTCAATGCAAACCCGGCCAGTGCGGGTAGGAGACTGTCCAAGAACCCCGCTTCGGGCAAACCGGTCTGGGGGTTGATCGTCAGCGTGCCGCCGTTGGCCATTGCCAAGGCTTGCAGCCCATGAACTTCACGAGGCGACATGTGGACAAGCGTGGAATCAGGGCCGCGCCCTGTTGCTGCCATGTGGTTGGCAAGTACGTGTAGGCTCATGTTTTTACTTTCAAAACGTTACTAGCCGATGTGTCGTAGTATATATCCCCCACCCGCAAATTGGCTAAATCTGCTTGTGTCGGTAGGCTTGGCGTTGTTGAAGTTCCCGTAGGAAAAAAGCTCAGGCCCGCAATAATGTCTGTGCCGTTGCGTTGTGTGCTAGCCACCATTGGCCCTGCGTTATCTAGCTGATTAAAGTAAATACGCAATACGTTTGCTAACTGGTTTATGAGCGCGGGGTCGTATTGCTGCGTTGCAACAGGCAGGCGGGGAGCGGTTACGTTTTTCTGTGCCATATCTACCGCCTCCCATCAGGACGCAAATCGAGTCTAGGAGCGCCAAGCTGCCACTGCGTACCAAGCGTATTTGAAGTGATTTTCATCTGCATTTGGCGACCACGAACGCGAATGTAAATCTGCCCCGTGAACTCATCGACATTGATAGCTGCGGGTACAGGCCCTGTGTGCGTAACCCCGGCGTTGCCGGACTGGGTAATACCTGAGCCTGAGTTGTTCAAACCTTGTAGGTACATAGTCACAGCAGGCGTCGTGCCTTCGGTAGACCCACTAAATGTCAAGTCAGGCAGCATGCGATACACAAAGGCCATGTTATGCCCATCCCCAATATCAAACTGGGAAGATGTGATGGATGCAGCAATAGCTGTTGCGGGAGAAGAAACCCCATCGTTAACACCGTTTTCATGTTCAACAATGTTGTAGCTGTAAGTAGCTGCAAGTGGGTAGTCACGTAGGCTGGTATCTAGCCAAGCGGTGCGCCCCATTGTGCCGTATTGCCAAATATCTTCGGTGTAGTTATATATGACGTACTTATCAATGACAGTGCTGCTTGACGAGCAATAGAAAAACCAGACCTCATTGAAGCCTTCGTTAGTACTAGCAAATACTTGCAGTGCTTGTTGGCGGTTTATGTCGTTATAAACATATCGAAGCAAGTCACAGCGCAACGTCTGTACACGACCATCATATTTGTAGAACTTATCCACCCCCATCCAATAGCTGACACCAGAGGCCATTGCTGCTGCATTTGGGCCAAGGATAGAAATATTGTCCGCAAGAAGCTGTGTACCCCAGACATATGGTGGGCCAAGGTACTGCAATGAGTACAGCGATGAGTCTGTCCACACCAAAATCTCTTGGCGACTTTGCAGGGTGGTAATAATTTCAGACCCATGCGACAAACGTACACTACCTGCCTGATTGGTAATAGCGGGGAACCATGTAGTCAAAGACTCTTGATCCGACCAGCGGATAAGCATCGGGTCAAGCGTTGTGCTGCCGTAGTCGTTTGTGCCAAACACAATTAGGAACCGGCTGGCATCCGAAATAGTAAACGTGTTTTGGTACAGCGGGCACGAGCCGTCAGACCCAGCAAGGCTAGACAACAAAATGCCCCGAGGGGAAACAACTTGTGTACCTGACTGCGTACCGGAAGTATTAATGGTCGTTGATAGGGTGTAAGTAAGCCCTGTTGGAGTGCCCGCCGTGGTTGTGACCCCCGAACCCCCCGCAGTGGTGGACAGGGTGAATGTTGTGGAGTTGTTAGTGGCAATGATGTAGTACGTAGTGGGGTTTACATATCCCGTAATAGACCCAGTACCGCCGTATGCGCCACTAATTGTGAGGGACTGCCCAACTGCCAAAGGCGTACTTGAAGCGGTACAACTAAACTGCCCTGCTATGCCTGTAATAACTACGCCCGATAGTGTTGCGCTTGCAGTAGCCGATGTAGCTAAATTAAACGTACTGGAAGTCAGATACTTAACGTAGTACGTAACTCCCGGCAACAGCCCTGTTGGCAGCGCACCTGTTGTAGCCAGTGTAATGGGGGTTAAATCCGCAAAAATAACGGTAGTGCTTGAAACAACGCATGGAGAAGCAACGGTCATTGTTACCGTTACGTTTTGATACCCTGTATTGGCATCCCAGTAATACAAAGGAAAACCTCGTGGGCCATAAACTAGGTCTTCACCCCAGTTCAATTGGTTCCAAATACGAATACCCGCATCTGCGGGAGCAACTGTTCCGCCAACACCCCACACACCGCTACCCCAAGTGCTTGCCCCCCACCCATCCAATGGGGTGTACGTAGAGGAACCAACCGTAACTTGGTAGACAGCGTAAACCGTACCACCGCCAGTAGTAGAAGAAGATGCAGTGCCTAAAACACTGATAGTGTACGTGGACGCACTTATATAGGTAAGTTGGTATTCCCCCGACACAGTAACCCCACCAACAGCAGTGCCGCCATAAAAAGTAACGTAATCTCCATTGGCAAACCCCGGAGTTGCCGTTACTGTTACCGTTGTGTACCCACCAGAATTTGTTGCTGTGCTTGTAGTAAACGGGTTAGTTAGTGTGTCACTTGTACGGATTGGGGTGATGTCGTAGTACGCACCGCCGTTTTCAATATAAAACTTTTCAGAAGTTCCAACCCCCAGCAAGTTCTGTCCTGCCAGAGTTATCCAGTTCCACAAGGAACGACAAACCCCCAAGAATGTAAACGCCGAAATACGCTGCCAGCCGCCTATCTTTTCGGGCGTGCCTTGACGAAATCGCACCTTGTCGGACTCATACCAACCGCCTTCGTTGGTATACCGAGTGTTTTCTCTATTTACGCCACTTTTTAGTGTCAATTTTTGCAAAGTCATGTTATAATCTCCATGTCTACAAGGAGAACACTATGTACGTTTATGTTTGGAAATCTAAAGAAGGCATCCCATTTTATGTTGGCATGAGCCAAAACATACGCCGCCCAAGCCCAAAAAGTGTGGGGCATAGAAACAAAGCCTGCGCTTTGATGGTTCAAGACGTTGGCGCGGACAATGTAATTATTGAGCTTCATACAGTGCCCGATGCTACTACCGCAAAACTTTTGGAGCAATCTCTTATAGCCCAGTACGGGCGTTTGGTTAATGGCTCTGGCACACTAACAAATATATCTGTTGGGGGAGAATTCCATGAAGTAGGAGACACTACAAAAACTTTATTAAAAGAATTGTGGAGCAATCCCGCACATCGGGTCAAAACAGTAACGGCACGTGCAGGAAAAAAACGCTCTTTAGCTGAAACAACTAAGGCGGCACTGCGCCAAAACTTAACCAACAACCTCGCCATGAAAGGCTGGTCTGAACGCAACGGAATAGACCCTGACTTTGATGCCAAGCGTATTGCAGGCATTAAAGCCGCCCAACCCAAAAGAGCAGAAAAGATGCGTGACCCGGTTGCTTTAGCGCAGCGTAAAGAACGATTAAAAGCAACCATGAATTCTCCTGAGTACAAAGCTAAACGCGCCCTGTGGGACACCCCAGAGTACCGCGCAAAGTTGTCAGAAAATAAAAAAGCATATTGGGCTAAGCGTAAGGTCGAGTCCCGGATGCATCAATTATTAACACTTGTTTGCGCGGAGTTGCACCCATTGTATTTGGGACAGAGATGTGTGTCCATCCCCCTCCGTTTGGCTTTGCAAACTCGCGGATTAACTGGTCGAAGGGTAGTTTAGCAGCTATCACTGCTTTTACAACCTGATCTGGGGTCACGCCGGGAACGCGAATATCAGCAGCGCAACCTATCCGGTGCTGAGAGGTGTCTTTGGAGCCAACCGCGTCATTGACCTGCTTAGATCGGAAGGCGGAGTTGACCATGATGGGTTTACCTCCAAGCGCCACCTTGACCAACTCCAGTAAGCCAGCCAGTCGCACCAGATTTGCTCGTTCTGCTTCATTAGGTGTGTTGTCAAACTCACGGTGGTCTGTGGTAGTTAGCTCTTCAAGGGTGAAGTGTTCAGTTAGGTTCATTTTGATGCCTTGTCTTGTAGCTTCTCAGCCGTACGCAAACCACCAAGGCCAAGCATCCCCAGCAGTAGCGGCATCATGGTTCCGGTGTCCATCTGGGGGAACTTGACGGGATGGCCTGCCAGCGCAGCGCCCCACTCAGCCAGCGGGCCGATGACGAACTGGACGGCAAAGCCTGCACCACACACCCAGCCGATGCTTGGACGCCATCCACTGACGAATAGGCTGGAGCTTGCCGCCTCTACCTTGTTGATGTCCATCTGCCCCGTAATCTGGGCCAATTCTCCGTTCTGC